ACCCCTTCCTACAAAATTGGCGGGAGCGTGTCTCGCCGCCCGTTCCATTATCGCATCGTTGATTGACGCTATTCGCCTATTGTATGCCGTATCCATTTTCAGTTATAAATTAGTATAAGAATTGTTTTTATGTCTTATACTGATTTTATCGCTATTATGTAATTATCTCATAATTCAGCATCGGGAAGCAAGTTTCATACGACCGCCAATACCATCAGCACCTTTACCGAGTGCTCCTTTCGCGGCACTCACGGCGTCCAGAATTGCCTCCTGTGCTTTCGGGGCAACATCAGCAACACCAGTGACGGCGGAACTTTCGACACCACCCACCAGACGCAAATGACGCTCACTCACGGGTTTCATTTCACTCGCGGCGAGGACATCACTCTTCGTGAGAATACCCGTGTAAGTGGAACTGACACCCTGCGATGTAATAAACAAACCAGAATTAACACACATCAATACCAGTTCGACGGGTTGGTCTTCAAGAGTGTAATTCTGTAGTGTAACGTTGAACTGTAAATTGAAACTACCCAGCGACCCTGCCGCGTAGAACTCCTCTACAATAGGGATATCCTGTCCAAAACGCAAAGCAAGAATAGACCCTGAAGTAAGGACTTGCTGAAGACGAGTGTTATAACCAGCACCAACAGGGGGGATATATTTATTAGCATACCCTCGAAACTCCTGCCAAGTCTGGTTCGTGGATTTAGCGGACATACGATACAAAGTATCCTGTGTGGCGTTCGCCAAAAGACCAGACTGGTTATTCCAGTTGATAGAAATCTTCGTAATGGGTAAGAAGCAATCACTATCACGGTTCGTCTGCTGGGACATCGGTTTTCTCGCACAAATCACCAACATATCGGGGACTTGATTTAACTGGATGTTATTGCTGGGAAACTCGAGTGTAGTAGGAACTAACTCATTCGTAGCATTCACAGCGGCGGCGGCAATAGTATTATTGAATGTAGTTAAATAACGAGGAAAATCAACATAATCGACTACATTTTTCGAGGGGAGGATTTGAGAAGGGTGAGGGGTAAGCATCTGGAAAATCAACCGAGAACCACTAACCGCAGCAATCGAAACGCTGTATCCTTGAATTGCCGCCTCTGTCGCACCGCAACGCCACAAACGCTTCGCATCTGCCGCTATGTTGAAAATGAAGTTCAAGTTGCTCACACCGTAAATCGCCATCTGGTTCGCCGAGAGATTGGCGAAGTGAAAGGGAGACAAAAACAAGGGTTCAAATGAAGTGAAACGAAGACGCACAACACGAAGAGTTCCATCACCGACCGTCTGTTGATTTCTTGCGGCAGTAGCAGGGGTAGTCTCTTGAAGAAAGTCGATACTGTAAGTGCCACGAGACACAAGAGAATTATCGGCAGTCTGTGTAAAAGAACCGTTGCTGTTGTTATTCGAACCAATCTGGTCGGTATAATTGCGGTAAGTATCAGGAGCAAGAGGAGCAATACCGTTCCAACGAGCAAGAGCACGGTCATCACCATACATACGAAGCAACTGGGGCAACACATCACGAATATTCACCGAAACGCTGTTGTTATTCACCTGAACCTGAAGGGTAGTGGCGGACATATGAAGGGGCAGGGGAGCAAGAGCATCACGGTTGCCTAAATCAACCAAAAACTCACCAGCGGCGGGAGTGCCTCTAATTTCAAGTTCATAAGTAGATTGCCAAACGATATTGCGGTCGAGAAGGGTCACCTCACTCGGCGTCTGGATTGAATAAGTTTGCGAAGAAGCACTCGCCGAAGTAGCAGGATAAATCTGGGTCGTAACATTCTGCCCTGATTTAACAACGCCAAAAGGGAGACTGTCGGTCACCCTCATACGAGCGTCCTCCACGAGCACTTTGCGAAAATCTGCTGAACTCATTTGTAATCGATTTTATGAATAATAGTATAACTTTGTTTTTATATATAATTTCAGTTGTAATATTATTCGCCGAGAGATTTTGGTTTAATCAACTGTCGCATTATAGAAGTCCTTTCGGCGAAACAGGATTTTAATGGACGCCGCACAACCCGCCGCCAAATTGAACCGATGTAATCCGCTGAACTTGTCCTTCCAAAACACCGAAACCTCCACCGCATTCACAGGGGTAGTGCCACGCAAATCCAACATACGATACTCCGCCGTCGGCACATATGTAATCCTCGTCTGCGAACTCGTGCCTGTCGCACCTTGTAATTCAAAATCAGTCAAAACTGGTGCTGTCACGTTGTTATTACCCGATGAACGCAAATTACTACTGGTCACGCCGTCGTAAAAATTGAAAATCGCTGGTTTTGATAATAGGGTATTTTGAACTGGCAGGAGCGATGTCGAAAATACAAGTGCCGATATGGGCGAAAATAAAATAGTCGTTGAATGCTCCTGCGGGACTATAATTTGCGGGATTGGCGTCACCGATGATGCCCCCTGAATTAGGGGGTATGATGGTCTGCTTCCTCCAGTTGTGTTTTGAAACTGGTTGTTATATACAACAATCATATCCTCTGTTCCTGTCGTTAAATTAAACTGGGTATTGCCTTGAAACACCGTAGGAAACGAGTTCAACAGATTTGATAAGGGGGTATTCATATACAACTTAATCACTCGTCCTGTAAAACCAGCGGTATTTGCGAGGTTCTGGTCGTAAGTGTCGTAGGAGTAAGGGGGTGCTGACCCTGCTAATAATGGCGGGGCAAGGGGAAAACTCAACGAAAATAACTCGCCTCGAGGGTCATAGGTCATCTGCGGACAATAGTTCTGTGCGATGTTCGACGGTGTGAGTGCCCTTGTGCCTAACGCATCCTGTCCAATACCAGTTAAATAGGTGTTGAAATTATCAAACGCCGCCTTCAACGCATTATTCGCATATTGAAGTATCAGCGAAAACTCATTTACATAGTAATACTCCGTAGTTAAATCCTGAAATGTCAAAGCACCAGACGGAGGGGGGATTGTAAGGTCATCTGGTATATAAATCCAGTTCTCTTGTGCTGGAAGATAATATGTCGGCGACCCCACCGCTGAATAGTCCGTCACACTCATACCCCAAGCATAAATCAGTTTATTCGGGTTCGCTTGACCCAGTAATACCTGCGGAATGAAAATCGGCAGGGTAGGGGTCTCGATACTGAAACGCACAACCGACAACAGGTAATCCTCTGGATACTTAATGATAGGGTTCTGTCTAATCTCGTTGAAGGTCAGGGGTGGGGCAGTCGTCCCCACTAATGTCGGGTTGTAATCACTCACAACATTAATGTCGTAGTATAAATTGTAGGGGTCGGCAGAAGTCAAATTACCTCTTGTTGTCATTTTACTCGTTTATATTCCTTATTGTCCTTTTGTTTTTATTATTAATTTCCATTCGTCTTATCTTTTGATTAAAAAAAAGGACGCCCCTGTCCTGTATTTCATCTTCGGGTCGTCTTACACCCTCACTCCCGTAAATGATTGTTCGCGTCTTCTTTCAAAGTTCGACGCGAACTTCGGGTCGCGACGCAACTCCTCCATACACGCCTTCTTGTAGCAATCCGTCTTTCCTGTAAAGTCAGCGACAATTTGAAACTCCTTACCTCCGTATTCGTAAAACTCCGTGTCGTCATCACGCAACCACCCCATCGAACCGAACACAATCTCACCGCCGTTTTTGCGTTGTTCCATAACGGCGTTGAAGAAGCACATTCCAAAGTAGGGGCGGTCGTCGAAAATCCGCCGAAAATGACCTGCGTAGTTCTCGCCAAACACATTCTTCGCCTTCTTGATGTGCGACGCAATCATTATTTTCTGCGTCATTTCAGGGGCGGGAAGGTGGCAGGAAACATCTTGAAGTCGGTTTTGTTTTTGTATTTGTCTGTGTTCGGGGAACTTCGGGTCAATCACGCGTCCATCTCGCACCACCCAAAAGTGCCCCACCATAACTTCTGGCAAGTCCATCGCCAAAATGTCGTAGTAGTCCTTTCTGTTCGTAGTTGTAAATCCGCTCATCGTTGTCTGTTGTCTGTATGTCTTGGCACATATGAGTAAAAGGATTTCAATTTTTTTTGGACGCACCGCCACCACCACCCACTACCCC